AGAGTTTCTTTTGGATTATAAATTAATATTTCTTCTAATCCATTTGCAATTTCTGGAACTGAAATATTAGGGTATTTTTTCATCTTTGGTTTAAATCCACTTAATATATCTGGTGGTATCATAGGTGATAATTCATTCAATCTTTCATATTGGTCATTTATTATTTTTAACAGGTCTTTTGCTGTTATTCTCTGATTTCTAGGTAATCCTAATTCAACCTTAACAAATCTGTACAACTTACTATATTCCAAATAACTATTTCTGTGACATTCTGCTCTTCTATTGAACATAAAATAAGCTTGTATAGTTCCCAATATACCAGTAAATAATGATAAAACACCTACACCAGTCATAGCTATTTGTTCATTTGCAACACCAAAGAGGCTTTTAGCACTCAGAGATAAACTACCACAAACAGTTGAAAATACAATTACTGGTAGGTCTATATATTGAGCTTTCTTACTATACTTACTTTCTGAATTTTTATGTAAAATTGATAAACATAATGATTTTTCACCTAGTTCCTTAAAATAATTTTCCAAATTATCAGTCCATCTGACATTTTGTGTATTCATATACTATTACTTAAGATTTTTTTTATAATGGTGATGCTACAGGTTGATAACTATCACCAGTTGAAAAAACTGCTCCATCTTTTGTTTCTGTTATATCTTTATTTGCTGTTACACTAATTTCTTGTTTTTGAGTTTGAGGTGGTTTTGGTGGCATTTTGTATTTAGCTGGTTTGAAAGCTTGACAACTCTCGTGTCTTCTTTTGTTTGCCATAACCTTGGTATATTCATCAGGATGATTAATATAGTATTCTGTATCGCTAAGGGGATGGGCGTGACTACTCATATATATATTAACTTAGATAATAATTTAGATTATTTATTTTCCTATTTTTTTCATAGTTTTATCGTGAGCCTCTTTAAAACTATCTCCTTCTTTCATTAATTTAGTCATCATTTTCATATGTTCTTTTGTGTGGTGTTCTTTATGCTTTTCCATCATAGCCTTTTGTGATTTAGTTAATTCTTTCTTATTAGTTTTTTTAACTTTATTTTTTTTCGTAATTTTTCTTTTAATTTTTTCAAGTTTGTAACTCATATATACTATAACTAGATATTAATTTTATATTATTTATTTTCTAATGCTGTAATTCTATCACTAAGAGTTTGAACCAAAGCTTCTAAAGCTTCATTTTTTCTTATCAATTCTTGAGTTGCACTAAAATTTAATGTAAATAATTTCTGTTTATCTAATGTATGAAAGTCATCAATTTCAGAACCATAGGCATAAATATGTTTATATTTTTCTTCAAATAAAAATCCATTATTCTTACACTCAATAAATTTCTTTTTTATTTTTCCTTCATCGCTATCAGACACAATAAATTTATATTTTTTATTTTCAATCGGTACAATATCATTTGTTTTTAACATATATCCATTTGATGTTTTTGTCCATTCTTTATGTGTTATATCTTTTTGAATATTTGGTATATAATCTTTTCCTAATCTAACTGCCATATCAAAAACAGATTTCACCTCTTGAGCAATAAATCCAATTGTTTTTTCTGTTCCTCTTTCTTTATCTTTGTATTCATAGTATCTACACGGTATTTTTTTAACCATTTCTAAAGCTAGATTATCAGGGACATCAGTAATATTTTCTTTTATTCTTCTATCACTACCAACTCGTATTACACCAACAACACCTAAATCACCATTTGAATAAATACCTAATGTTGATGTAGAACTGCTAGAACTGCCTACTCCTCCTGTAGTATATGCTTGACCTGTAAAACTACCTGATGATTGACCTTCTACTGTTAAAATAGCAAAATCATTAGTTGTTCCTACTTGGGCTTTTGGCATTATAACATCACCACCATTATAATTTAAATACATACTTACATCATCATAAGAACCACCTGATTTTCTTTGAACTGTAAATTCATCATTTTTAAAAAACCACCTGAAATCTCCACCTGAATGTGGTTGTTCAAAATAAACAAAAGGTGTAGAACTACTATTTCCTACAATATGAAATTCAACATCAGGGTCATTTGTTCCTACGCCTACCTTATTATTTTTAAGGGTCATAGTTGTAGTAGTTCCTTCTTTAAATTCAAACATTCCTCCATCACTTGTTCTAGTATTCACAAAATCTATTTTTCTTGAACTATTTATACCACTCGTAGATGCTGGTATTGAAAAATTACACACTCCTCCTACTGTATAATTATTTATTTCTAATGAACCTTGAAATGAATTATTTCCTGTATAGTTTGTACTAGCTGTAGCGTAATTCGTAATAGTTGGAGTTCCTGTAAGTTGGTCATAACTTATGCTTTTATTTGTTAATGTATCTGTTGATGTCCTTGTGACCAGATTAACACTACTTACTTGTGGAACTGAAGAAAAACTTATTGCGTTTCCATCAGTTACTGAAATCCAATCTACTAATAAATTACCTATTTTAAATGTATCATTTGTATCATAATATATTCTAGCATCCGTATTATTTGTATCTGCTTTTAAAAAAAGTAAATAACTGTTATTAGGAACACTCATACTTTTATTGGTTAAATTACCTGCACTTGATAATGTGATATAACTCTCACCATTTGTTAATTGATTATTGTTTGTAGGAATAGTTGGTGTTCCTGTTAATACTGAATATGCTATGTTACTAAAGGTATTAGTTGAACCACTTATACTTTTTCCTGTGAGCGTTTGAACAGCATCTTTTCCTACTAATTGGTCTGTTGTTTGTCCTGCCTTAATAGATGGTAAAGAAATTGTACAGGATGTTGCTGAACTATTTCCGTGTTGAACACTAGCCAATCTTGTAGTACATACCTGAGCTGGTAATGCTCCATTATTTAGCAAAAATTCAAGTTTTCCATTATTGTTTTCATCAATCTCTACATCTCCTTGAAATTTATTACTACCTGTAAAAGTTATATCATCATCATCTGCTAGACCACCACCACTACCTAATTGTGATGTCAGAGCCAAAGTTCCAGTAGAAGTTGGAAGAGTTAATGTTGCTGAACTATTTGTAATAGTTGCAATTTCTGGACTTGTAAGTGTCTTATTACTTAATGTTTTTGTATTACTTTCTGTTATCAAATCAGAAGGAATTGAACCTAAATTTGAATATGTAAATTGATTACTGGCATTTGTTATAAATCCTTCTCCATTTGTTAATTGATTATTGTTTGTAGGAATTGTAGGTGTAGATGTAATTTGTGAATATGAAATACTTTTATTTGTCAAAGTATCTGAACTACTGGCTGTTATAAAAGATGAAACATCAGGAATTGTTGGTGTTCCTGTAAGGTTTGCATACGGTACATTTGTTATTGTATTACTCCCTCCATCAACTGTTTTATTAGTGAGAGTTTGAGTATGATTTTTAAATACAAAGGTATCATTTGCTCCTAATAATGGAAGAGTAATTGTTCTATTATCTGCTAGTTCTGAAACACCTAAGATATATTTATTATCTAAGGATGTATCATTTATTTGAGGAGTTGTCAAAACTGGACTAGTTAGTGTTTTTGAAGTTAATGTTTTTGTATTACTTTCTGTTATCAAATCAGAAGGAATTGAACCTAAATTTGAATATGTAAATTGATTACTGGCATTTGTAATAAATCCTTCTCCATTTGTTAATTGATTATTATTTGTAGGAATTGTTGGTGTTCCTGTAAGCTGTGAATATGAAATACTTTTATTTGTCAAAGTATCTGAACTACTAGCTGTTATAAAAGATGAAACATCAGGAATTGTTGGTGTTCCTGTTAATTGAGAATAACTTAATGATTTATTTGTCAAAGTATCTGAACTAGAAGCTGTTATAAATCCTTCTCCATTTGTTAATTGATTATTGTTTGTAGGAATTGTAGGTGTAGATGTAATTTGTGAGTATGAAATACTTTTATTAGTTAATGTATCTGAACTACTGGCTGTTATAAATCCTTCTCCATTTGTTAATTGATTATTATTTGTAGGAATTGTAGGTGTAGATGTAAGTTGAGAATAACTAATTGATTTATTAGTTAATGTATCTGAACTACTGGCTGTTATAAAAGATGAAACATCAGGAATTGTTGGTGTTCCAGTAAGTTGTGAATATGACATACTTTTATTAGTTAATGTATCTGAACTACTGGCTGTTATAAATCCTTCTCCATTTGTTAATTCATTATTATTTGTAGGAATTGTTGGTGTAGATGTAAGTTGTGAATATGAAATACTTTTATTTGTTAAGGTCTGAGAACTATTCAAATCTACAATATCGCTTATACTTTTTGAAAATTGTATTGTTCCTGCTCCAGTAGTAGTTAAAAATTTATTTCCTGTATTTCCTGTTGTAGATAACTTAGCATTTATATTAGATTGTAAAGTATCTAGTTCTGCATCTAAAGTTTGTCCAGAATAATTAGTAGATTGTATATCACCTGTATCTAAATCTGTATATGTTATACCTGAACCTAGAGTGGTATTTATGATTGTATTATTATCAAAATCTATGTTACTACCTGAAAATGGTTCTATTTTATTTGTCTTCAAACTACCATCCTTAACTCTGACATTACATTCTCTTACTTCTATATCATTAACTCCTACTGCACTAGTTGTTCTGATTGTAATATGGTCATCATCTCTATCATTCTGGTTATTTAATAAAATCTCACCGCAATTAATTGAAACTTGGTTATTAGACATATATATATATAATATGTAGAAAATAAAAAAAATTTTTAATTAATTTTATAATTATTGTATTATATATATTTGAGAAAGATACCTAGCCCTACTTAGGGCGGTATATAACATTCTTAATGATTTCATTCTTCGTAAATCTATGAATAAATATTGACCTTCTGGTATAGTAATACCTTGTACAGAATGAATTGTAAATCCGTGTCTTAATTCACTCTTAACTTTCTTAACCTTTTCAAATATAATATCACCATTACAATAATCTCTGGTGTTATCTAGAACTCTATACTTTTGAATATGTTTGAACTGTTCAGTAAATTCATTCATCAATACTTTTTCAGAACAAATAATTAAATCCTTTTTTGTATAAATATCATTCATTTGTTTTTTTGTGATAACATTACATTCTTTTTTCAATATTTTTGTTACTGTATGCATAGTTATGTATTCAGTATTGTGTCCATAATTAACATACTCATCTTTAACACATTTTATTTCGGCTCTGATATATGTTAGTATTTTCATCAACTTATCACATTTAACTCTGTAATTCTTAGTTAGAGTTCTTACATTATCAAACCCGTCTGTAGTCATTTCTTGTAATTCTTTTCCACAACCAACCATTTTAACCAACTCATTACACATTTTATTATACTCCTGTTTGTGTTGATAAATCCAACCTTTTTGTTTCATACAATTTTTAATTGTTAATAATTTTATTTTCTGTTCTTCATTACTAATATATTTTTGACATACCATTATTTTCATTTCATTACTAACAACTGGAGGTAACTGATAATTCAAATCACCACAAAATATAATTTTTCCTTTAACATTTTTGAATACATATTGTTTAATATCTTCAATAATCATAGATGCCTCATCAATAATATAATTATTCCATTTTGAGATGTATTTTTCCTGTTTAGAATATGGGTCAAAGAATAATCTCTGATGTACAATACAATCAATATTCTTATCATACTTTTCAATTTCTCTTAGTTTTTCTGTTGTAAGTTTCCAACTAGGAGCTACATAAACGGCATTAATCAATCCTTCATCAAATAAATTAAGATGTGTTTTGCCATTACCACCTTGTCCAATAAATAATTCTTGTTTGTAAAAATTTCTAGGTTCTGCCTTTGGACATCCCATACATTCTTCGTGTTCTTTATCATCTTCAATCATAGGTAATGGTTTTGAATAATCATCAGTAATGTAACCACCATATTCATCTTCAACTTCCATATCTTCATAGTATTGTGTATCCGTGGGTGTATCTGCATCTATGATATGAGATAAATATCTTTCACATTCTGAATTTGCAAATGTCTTTTTTCTTTTTGGAACAAATAAAGGATTACATTCAAATGAATGGTCATAGTAATAAATACCATCTACACAAATTCTTATCAATTTATCTAAATCCATTTTCATTAGTTGTTCTAACATAACTAATCTTTGATAAGCAATAATTTGACCTGCTATGTGTCTTTTAGATTTCACAGTATGTTTTGGTATTACCACACGCTTTTCTCCATCCCACTCAGACACTTGAATATCATATTCTGTTTGTAATGTTCTGAAAAAATCATCATCACCATTCATATAAATACTTCTTTCATATTTGACACTACCCATCATACCTATCCATTTTGCATAATATGCCACTTTGAATTCTCTATCTCCTGAATTAATTACTTCTTTATTATTAATCATTTCTTCAGATAAATCAAAATCTGTTTTGATACCATAAGCTCCATACTTAACTTTAAATGTTGCTCCCATTTCTGCTAGACAAACTAATTCACCTTTTGAATAAATATTTTTATTTATGAACCATCCTAGTTTCTTGTTTAATGTAATAAATTTTTTATTAGCATTATCAAAATTCAAATGAGTAATATAATAATAACCTACTTTATCATAGTTATCAACTTTTCTGAAATCTGTAATCTTTCCCATAATACCACAATAATATTTTGTTTGTTTGTATTGTGTATAAGCTTTTTTCAAATCAATATGTTTGATACCATCATCATTACAATCTAAATATGTAGTGTCTTGAAAATCAGTTGTTCCGTTCCAATGTACTCCATTCATAATGAAATCGTGTAGTCTAGGATATTTGAGAGCATCATAGTGATAGAAATGAAAATTTTCTTGTTCAAATTCTTTGACAGTTTCAAAGTATTGATTACTTAATGCAAAACATTCATCCATAGTTCTGATAGCACTAATTCCTCTAAAGTCTTTTGAATATGTGTAGAATATATTATCATTATCTAATTGTTCTTTCATTTCATATAGTTCTTTTCTTGTTTTTATCTGAACATCTGAATATATATCATATATATAATTGAAATCGTGATTTTTATCTGAACATTCAATATGATTTAATCTAGTATTCAGAAAATTGAACACCTTTAATGGTTTCTTTAGTGGTCTGTATTCAAAGAATTTTGTTTTTTGAAATGGTTGGTCAATATCCACACCTATTTGTAAGTTTTCACATATTACTGATATGTCTTTTTCTGGAACACCTTTTGAATATTGTTCTAAGTAACAATCTTTCTGTTTTCCAGATTTTAATTTCTTTCCTATAATTTTATTTAGTATTGCTGTATATTTCTTCTTACTACTTATTGCTTTAGCTTGTTCTAGACATTTATTTGCCCACCTGATGATAGGTGTGAAAAAACAGTGACTTACACCATCTAGAAAAGATTGATTAAAATATTTGTCACCTATTGTGGTAAGCTTTGAAAATACAAATGATATTCTACCATTAAATGGAGGACTTCCAAAATCTGGGTCTTGGTATTTATGCCATACCATATATTGACTATCTGCTCTGAAACTATTTATGTTATCATTCCACCATCTATAAGCTGGTTGTGTAATATTGTACTGGTCATCGTGAATTATTTCACCATCTTCTAAAATAACAATTCTATATGTTCCAGAAATATTATTATCTTTTATAATTTGTTTCAGAGTTCCAATATTCAATTGACCATAATCACTATCTTTATCATACTTATATACTTTATCATTTCTATTCATCAGAACAGAACCCTGAACTGAAAATCTTTTTCTGAATGTTTTTTTCAGAGTGAATGGATTTTTTTTATGTCTTCTATCATATTGAGCTGATACAAATCTATCAGTTTGAGCATTATACAAAAATTTTCTATCTGCATAAAAATTTGTTTTTCCTGCTCGTATTTGGCGTCTATTCCATTTCAAAAACTTTTTTGTTAGTCTGCCACCCCATCGGATACGCCTAGGTTTGTTTGGAGAATTGTCTGTATTTAGTAAGGTTGTTAATCTTTCCATATATACTATATTATTAGAATATATTTTTATTTTTAAATAGTTTTTATTTTTATATATTTTATATAATAATAAAAATTATAGTTCGTTTTTTTGTTCAATCTGATTATTGGCTATATCTATTACTAAAGGTTCTACTTCTTTTTTTTTATGATAGTATTCCTTAGCTCTTTGAATAATCTTGTCCCTATTATTATTATAATATTCTCTAGCTCTTTCTAAATTATTATTATAATATTCTTTATGTTTTTCTTTGTTTTCTAAATATCTTTTTTTCTGAGTTTCAGATATTTTTAATTTATTTTTTTTATAATATTCTTTGGCATATTCTCTTTTCCTTAACAATCTTTTTTTATACTCATCCACAATCTGTTGGTCTGATTTTTGTTCAGTCATATATTATTATATTATATTTTTATTTTTAAATAGTTTTTATTTTTATATAAAATTATATAATAATAAAAATTATCTCTTACTAAATATATATCCTGTCCCTGTATCTGTTATTTTCCAAACAATATTTAATTTCATAGAATTAGTTATAATGAATTTAAATGTTTTATTACATAAATCTATTTCTTCTTTTGACCATCCCTTAATTAAAAAAATTACACTTCTTTCTTCTATTTGTTTTAATGTTACTAAACTTGTAATAATTGTTGCCATAATACTTTATATAATATTTTATTTTTATATGATTTTATATAATAATAAAATTACCATAATAATTTATCTGCCCAGTAACTAGGTGTTCCAACCTTATGTCTATCTTTATTGTGTCTGATTTTGTATAATCTTCTTCTTTTATCTGCATATTCCTTACCTTTAGTTCGTGTGAATGTAGGAAAATCACCGTAGCCTATAGCTCCAACATCTACTAATTTTTTTCCGTTTCTGAATACTGCTATCTTTTTCCCTTTCCTTAAACTTCTTTTAACTGTGACACCTAATTTTCTAGCTTGTCTTCTTGTATGTTCAGTAATTGTATAACTCATTATAATATAATTAGATATTTTTTATTTTTAATATTGTGTTTTATCCCAACTGAAAACATTAGTGTTATCACCCTTATCTATTCTTACCCAAACATACCTCCCAAACCATCTTTTATCTGAACAAATATGCATATTTTTTATATAAAATCCTTTTTCTTTCATTTCATCTAATCTTTTAGGAGTGAATACATTTAATGCTGACATATTAATTAACCAATAAATAGACCTATTAGTATTTTCCATAGCCTTCAACATAAAAGACCAAAATAATTTTCTAGGAGCAAAAGGTGGGTTGTCTAATGTAATATCTACTTTTTCATTACTATCTAAATAATCAATACCTTGTTTTATTTCACAATAAAATTTTTCACAATATTCTGGTAGATTGTCATAAAATGCCCCATTACCAAATGATGTATTCATTACTTTATCACCCTGTAATATTTCTGTATGATTATTGATAAGGTCTATTGCCATCTTCTTTTTTGTATAAACAAAATCTTCTCCTCTTTCTGTTACCTGTTTATCTACCTTTGAATTCTTTTGTATTCCTTTCCACATATATTTATAGGGGAGATTTTTTTTTATATATTTATTTTGTTTTAATCATAACATTTGATTTGAATGATACATTCTTTTCTATATCCATAGTTGCTGGATATGGGTCATTATGTACTATCTTACCTATTCTTCCTCCTCTGGATGGTTTTGTTACAAATTGTGGTTTAACTGATAATTCAGGTTTAGCATTTTTTCTTTCTTCATAATCATCACCTCCTATATTGAAACCACCTTTTAAAATATCATCTCCTAAAGCGTGTGCTAGTGGGTCATAGTCTAATTGTTCTTGACCATCAAACTCTTGTTTTCCTGTTACTTTTCCTCTTGAAAGTCCCATCATTTCTGGTCTTGTAGATTTAAATCTTACACTTTCAAACATAGTTCTATTTCCTATACCTTTTTGTGATTTTTTCATTTTTTTATTTACTTTAGATGGAGCATACATATTAGAAGGGATTACATCATTAAAACCTTTTTTTTTAGTTATGTTTTGTCTAAGTCCAACCTTACCTTGAACTCCGCCTCTTTGTTGTGCAATAGCTAGGTTCTTTATCTTGAACATCTTATATAATAACCTTAGAAAATAATTTAGATTATTTTAAAAATATATTTTTAATGGTGTTTCAAAATCTGTATTTGTTCCACTCCATTTTTCTTTTGGTAATTTAGGATTTGCTATATATTTAAATACATAATCTGAATATCTATACTTATTACTTTTAGTTCCATTTATCACTAATGCTAGAAAATCATCCGTATTAACTACATCAAATAAATTGTATGCTTCTGATAATCCACCTCGTCCTGATTTTAATGTTAAAAATTCTTCAGTAATTGATTTTCTTTCAATCCTTGATGCAATTTTGAAAGTTATTATATAATCCATATTTCGCCTCACAACTGGTGGGATTGCTGTCATAATTTGAGATAACATTATCACCATCATATTACTATTATCATTATGTGATAAATGCCTACCCATAGTAGATAATTTTACCAATAAATCAGAACTTTTAACATCTGTTTTTGAACCATCAATAAAATCATCAATTATAACAATAACATTTGATTTAACAAATACATTCTTTCTTTTTGTATTAGCTTTCTTAATCTTTAATTGTGTATCAACTAGTTGAGGTAATGTATTTAATGTTCTAAATCTATATTTCTGTGGTATCTGTGGAAATCCTGCATTTGATTTTGAATACAATAATACTAAATCTACTTTATTTTTCTTACGGTATTCGTGTATCATACTTTCAACTAATGTTGTTTTTCCAGAACGGCGTGATGCAACCGCTAGTATCATACTATTTGGTGATAATGTTGTTGGGTCAAACCTAGTTAAGCTAGAACTTAATTCATCTGTTGTTAAAATTTTTTGTTTATTAATATTAGCTCTACTTGTGGATGTTACTCCGTCAGTAGTATAATTTCTAGATGCTCCATTCTCATAATTTAAGTTATCGTTCATATATAATAAGTAGAGATTATTTTTATATATTTATTTTGTTTTCAATCTTATTTTTGGGATATTTGTATGAGCTGGTGCTTGATAAAAATTATTCTTAAATGTTTTTGCTTTACCAAACCTAGTAGAACTTCTACCAAAATTTGATAATTTTTTATCTTCTTGTCTATCAATATGTTGATTTATACTTTCAATATCTCTATCATATTTTCCTGTTGCGTGTCTTACACCTCCTAATTTATAATGAACATCTGTATCTGCTATTGCTGGAGTTTGACCAGTTGGTGGTCTTCTTCTTAAATCTCCTCCTACTTGTTCAAAACCTTCTGCTCTTCTTCCTGCATCAACTGCTGGTGTATAACTAGGAACTCTAGGTGCTAACATTCCTTGAAGAGCCTGAACATTCAAACCTAAAATTGCTGGGTCTATGATAACACCAACTCTAAGACCTCTATGACTATTATAATAATCTCTAACTTCTTCAGTATAATGTTTATGTATTGTTCTGATTTCATCTAATGATTTCTTTTTCAAATCCATATTCATCAATTGTTTAAATTTTTTTGTATTAATTTGTTCTCTATATATATTTTTGAAACATTCACATTCTACTCTCAATTGTTGAATTGTTTTTTTATTTCTTTTTATTGTTTCATTTTGTATGTCCATTTGTGGAACTGCTGAAGGCATAACACCTAACCTTCCATCACCTGCATCTCTTTCAACTTCTTGTGGAATTGTCAAACCACTTTCATCTATATTTTGCATAGATGGAGTTTGTGGTGGTCCTCTTGATGGTCTTTGACTTCTTATTCTTTGTCTTCCACCCATATTTTGTTCTTGTACTTGTCCTCTTAATTCAACTGGTTCTGACATCATTTCTTCAGTAGGTTCAGATGATTGAACTCCTTCTCTAGCTGGTTCTCTAGGACTTTCAAATTGATTAGATTGTGGTCTTTCTGACATCATCATTTGTTTTGCATCTGTTTTCATCTGAGTTTCTTTTGTTAATGCTTTTGGATTTGTTTCAATCATATCTATCATTTTTTGCATTTCATCTTGTTTTTCTCTAATTCTTCTCATTAATTCATCCGTATGAATTCCTTGTCCTGTATCATTCCTAAAATCTGATACTGCTAATTGAACATTTTCAAAATTGTTTTCACCACTTGTTGGGTCTGTAACATCATTACTTTGTTCTACTGGTAATTGTCTTACCTTTTCCTTTTGTTCCTGTTCTAATTTTGCTACTTCACCTCTAGTAATATTACCTACATTATTCAATAAATCTTTGTACAGTTTATCACTCATATCTTTCTGAACTGCTTCCTTACTTCCTTTTCCACTCATAAAATCCATTACATCTGGTTCTCCTGTTATTATTTTTTCTATTTTTTGAGCTTCTCTTTCTTTTTTATCTGCCTTTGACCTTCTAGACCCAATAGCTTCTTTTTTTCTAGGTTTCCTAGGTTTTTTATATGTAACCTCAGGATTTTCTTTAGCTTCCATTTTTTTATCTTCTTCTTCTTTTGCCTTTTGTTTTTGCATTCCTTCCATCATTTCTTTTAAATCTTTTTTACCTTTATCTGATTTCATTTGATTTTCTGCTATTTGTTTAGCTTTCTTTTCTCTTTCTGCTAATTCTTCAGGTGAAAATTTTCCTGATGCTACAGGTGGTTTTTTATTTACCATATCATCTACCTTTTTTTTCATTTCCTCTGCCTTAGCTCTCATTTTTGTTCTACCCAATTGTGCATCATTCAATACTTTTGTGTAATATTTATCAGGGGACATATTATTTTTTTGTGCATCTTCATTCAATTTTTTAGCCTGTTCTTCCATCTCTTTCATTATTGTATCTTTATCTTCTTTTGAAATACCTTTATTTGTAGCTCTTAACCAAGTTTTAAATTTTCTAGTTACAGTAAGCTTACCACCTTTAGTTTTTTTATTAGTGCCAAAAATATTTGACATCTTCTTTGTCCTTGGGTCATAGTATTTACCAACACGGTTAATACTTGCTTTTACCTCACTTAAAGTCATTCTAGTCTTTTTTTTAGACATCCTATATAATATATATAGAAAAAAAATATAGACTAAATATTATTAAATTAATTTATATATAAATTTTTATCTCTAAAAATAATTTCTTAGTATATATATATAATGCCTGTATTGCAACTAAAACTTAACCCATCCGCTGATGGAACAACCAAAGTAACCCTAGATAGAACAATTAAAGCTCAAAATATGAGATTAACTAAGGCTGTAATTGTAAGGTCAGATACTAGTTCTTATACTGGAACACATATTAGTGTAGAATTACCATTTTTAGCTGGTTATGAGATACATACTAATTCAAGAAGAGGAGCTTTAGACCTCCCTGTAGATAAAGACAAAAAACAAATGGATATGGATTTTAATTTAAATTTAGGCTCTGAAAATGTTCAAGATGTTTTTATAGCTAGACTTCTAGATAATAATGGTGCTAACTTAACCAGTTCTAGTGCTATTCAAGCCGTATTTATGTATTTTGACTATTCTAGTAATGAATTGTTTTAATTTTTATTAAGATTTTTTTTATATACTATTAATATATAACAAATGTCTAGTGACGCAGATAAACAAAAAAGATTAGTCCAAACGGCTATGAAAAAGATTAATGATAAAGCAATTGAAGATATTAAAAATACACATAATAAAATTATTCAGATGAAACAAGAACAACAAAAAGTTATACAAGAAGCTGAAGCTGATTTTGGTTTTTATATTAATCCTAATGACCCATCAACAGTTGTAAGTGTTGTATCGGGTACAATTGTTTCAATCAAAGACCCTATGTATAATAATATTGCTTCAAAAGGAAAGATATATACAAAACAAGAAGTGGATGATTTTTTGAGTAGTACTAGAGCAAAAAACCTTATGAAAAAATACGGATTTGATAGTGAAGAAATGGTTGAATTAGATATTGATAGTATAAGGAGTAGAATTATGAGTTCTGAAATAGATATAGGTAGAATGGAACAAGCTTATTCTCCAGAATTATCTGTTCCAGAACCTGATTTAACACCTCGTGAAATGGCTGAAGCTCAATTAGAAAGATTAAGAAGAGGAAGATTAAAACCATCAGTAGGTAGTGAAGCTGTTGAAAGAGAAAATGCTATGAAAGCAATAGATAAATTAAGTGGAGAGATGGGAAATAATAATGCTCTGAAACCTTATGATGATGGTTTCACAGGAGAGGTAGGTTTATCAACTGAAGAAATGGGTGCATTAAGAAAAGAATTTATTGATTTGAAGAGTTGGAATAAAGCATACGGGAAAGAAGTATTTGAAAGAATGGGTAACAGTCCTGAAGAAGCCTCAAGAATTGCTAATTTTATGAAAAGAAATAGAAATTTTCAAGATGATTTACTAGGATTGGATGAAGTAGAAAGTCCATTTTATAAATACAATTCTTTAGTTCCTAAAGTTAATAAAGATACTGGTGCTTTTTTAGATGGAGAACAATATCCTGAAGCTGGTATTGAGATGACAGAAATAAAAAGAACTGATGAAATAGGATTAGAAACAAAAGAAGGTGATTTTATGAGTTGGGATGAAATTGATGATGCCTTAGGAATTGGTGATACTGATTTAGGTATGGAAGAAGCTGTATCAGATGCAACAGAATTAGGTGCTATGATGTCGGAAGAAGTAGCTGGAGATGTTACTCAACAAATAGCAAAACAAGGATTAATTGATACTGTAGCGGGAACTGTAGGTTCTAGTATGGTTGCTATGTCCCCTTATGTTGCATTAGCTGGTAGTTTATTAGAAACTGCTGGTATGGCTGGTGTTATGATTAGTTCAGGAATAATGATACATCAATTAGTATCAACTGCAATTGAACAACATAAAGTAGATGTGAAAGATAAAGAATATAATCAAATGTATTATGGTCAAATGGATATGTTAAAAAAATTAAGAAATACAAAATACGGTACAGTTGAAGAAAAGAATAAAGCTTATGATGATTATTATAAAAATCCAAATGCTCTTATATTTATCCCTGATGAAGGTAATGTTACTACAGGATATTCATTAAAGAATAAAGATGATGAACATAATATATTTGATGGTGATGTAATAGATAATATTGGAAAAAAAATAGATGCTGGTATGGATAAAATAATGACAAGAAGTAAGGAGGAAGAAGCAAAAGCTAAAGGTATAAGAGATAAAAATACAATTGGTCAAATGCATATTTCAGGTCACTATATAAATGTTAAAGAATTTATTGGACCATTACAAAAATATTCAGATATAATGAATAAACAAATAGATAAAATAAATAATAGAGCTAATCTATATAGAAAATGGGTAGAAAATGGTAATGACCCTGATGGTTACACATTAGCTGAGGTCAAAAACGGAAATTACAAAAAAATGCCACATATGAGTGTTGGAGCATTATTAAGAACTGAAGGTAGGACACCTATGGATAAGATGAGAAACTGGACAAATAAAAATTGGAGAGCATCAGGTAGTCAAGAAGATAAAAGTCATCCTGTTATGTCTAGTTTATCTATGGCTGACCCATATATGATGACACATTATCAACAACAAAGTCAAAATGATAAAGGTTATAGAGATGCATTAAATGCTGAATATATCAGATATAAAATAGCTCAGAATTCTGGAAAAAAGAATGTTCCAGATTTTGGAGATATAAAATCACCTCAAGAATTAGAAACTGCTCACCCACCATTTTGGAGTAGATATTATGTTAAGAATGAAAAAAGATTTAATAGTGATGATATGAATAAAGTTAAACAAAGTATGAAAGATTATACTAAGAGAGGAGGAAAACCTAATTGGATTTATCAGAAACCTATTATGAGTAGTAAGTCAAGATATAGATGGGATAGAGGTTTTGAACAACATAATGGTGGATTAGTTTTACACGATAAAAAAACAGGAAAAGTAATACCTAGAACTTTTAATAAAGATGATTATGATAGAGAGAGAAAGAAGCTAATTGAACAGAGAAAAAAAGTTTATAAGAGGAGAATGGAGGAAAGGGAAAAAATGCATAGACACACACACGGTAGAGATTTCCGTCCTGTTCCTAGTCCTGAGGATGAACTACCAGATGATGAAAAAGATGAACCAATTGTCAAACCTGATGGTGCTGATAAAAAACATCCTAGTGGAGATATAAATCCACCTATAATACAGACTGATAAAAATTCAGATGTAACATTTAATGAAACTAAAGAATGGTCATTAGGAGCTGGTGGTGTGAATTATGACCCAAATTTAGCTGACCATTATTTGAAGTTAGCATATCTTACTTATGACATACCACTAATCTATAACAGTTTTGAACAAGTTCCAGAAGAATACCACCTAGAAAAATATAAATTCAAGCAAATGGTTGGAAATCAAGAACAAGGAAATCCATTAGGAATATTTGGTTTCAGATATAATTCATTTGGTTTTTGTTTATATGATGAAGATGAGAGTAGGATAGTTGTAGCAATTGAAGGAACTGATGCCCCTGAAATAACACATAATCTAGAAAAATTTATATCTGATGTATTAGTTGATTTAAATGTAGGAATGGTAGAAAGTGGAGTGATGAGATTTCATAGAGGAATGTACAATATGGCTATGGATATTTATCCAGAGGTAATGGATTTTATTAGAGAACATTTTCAACAGGATATTGATACACAAATTATATTCACAGGACATAGTTTAGGTGGTGGAGTAGCTAATATACTTTCTTATTTAGTTGCTCAAGAAATAGAACACGAACAAATCAGATTATATACTTTTGGAAGTCCAAGATGTATGGATTATAGGAGTAGTCAAATAATGGATAATATTGTTAAACATCATTATAGAGTTACTTTAGAAAATGATGTGATTAGTTATATGCCACCAAGAATAGAAGGACAAAAAGATGGTTATAGTCACGCTGGAATGAATATACAATACAAAGAAAATGGTAAGACTGAAGAAGTTATAGGAAGGGATGAACAAATAATATTCAGGTCACAAATTGGAGCAGGAATTGGTATTATACTAACTATGATGGCATTTGCTGGAAGTTTGAAACATAGTTTAGAATTGATTGGTTTAGGAAGTGCATATACACCTGAAGGTTCATCTATGTATGTGTTTATGAAAAATGCTTATAAGAATTTTACAAAACTAACACCTAGTATGCAAAATGTAGCAGAATTCTTTTCTAATAATTTAGGAAATATGATAAGAAATCAACAATTAAATCCAAATAGTTTAATGAATATAATATTAAGGCAAAGAGAAGTTATTGTAAGTAATTTTATTGAAACCTTTGGATTAAATGAATTAGAATTTAGAACATTAGTTACAGAGAATATGTTAAGGAATGCATCAATAGATGAATTTGTTGTAGCTAGTTCTAGTTATGGTATTCCAGAAACACAAACAATAAATTTTTATAATACTATGACACAAACATCTGTAGATATGTATGAAATATATAATCCTAGTAATCCTGTTAGTCAAAGAATATATTCTACAATATTCCCAACATCTCATAGTGTGGCATTTTATGTAGAAAGTTTAGCAGTAGGAAAAGGTAGTTATGATATTGTTAAGAAAATAAAACAGGTATCCAGTAAGCCTATGGACAGTCACAGTAGAAGTAATTATAGAAAAGCTATAGAAAAAGGTTTAGGTTTTTATCATCATATAGGAACTAGTATAAAACCAACAAATAAACTTATAGAAGATTATAATCATTTGTTTTCTGAACAAAAAACATATAAGAAAAATACGGACGGTACATTTAGCCACGAAGGAATGTTATATTATCCAGAGTTTCATAAAGGTTCAGTATATATGAACTCAATCCCTGAAAAATATATTATAGGATTATATTTTTACAATCCAGAAAAAGAGTTTTTAGGCAGGGGAGATATAAAGAGTTTAATAGTTTATTAAATAAAATATATTAAGAAATTTCCCAAAAAAAAAATCTAAGGTTATTATATAAATGGATATATTGCTCAATAGTAATGCGTCATCATCATTCAATTCAGTTGTGGATGGTGTTGAAACCAACCAAAACCCTTTTGTTTATAGATATGCTCAAAATGTAGAAGGTACTAGTCTTTCAGGTATATCAAGAACATTTCAAGAAGTTCAACCACAAAACACACCAGCATTCAACACGGCTGTTGATTTTCACATCCCTAAATCTGGTATTTTGAAAAATGCGTGGATTAAAATGAAGGTAGGAAAAGATGCAGGAGAACATTTAAATGGAGCATTTGGTGCTTTACAAATCACAAGAGTTCAATTACTTACTAGTGGGAGAATTTTAGCAGAACAAACAGGTGAAATGCTTTTGAATAAAGTAGCATCACAACCTTATGCATCTAGAAAACAATTACAAGCATTATTGAATATGAAAGGAGATAATGCATCTTATTCAGGGACTAGTGTATTATGTTATGTTCCTTTATTGTTATCCTGTTTTGAAGGTATGGAAAAGGCATACGATACCAACTTTGTAGCTCCATTAGTAATAAGAGCTTTTGTAGATGGTTCATCTACACATAATAATGCATCTGATGATGGCTCACAAGTAGCTTTAGATAGTATCAGTATGTCATTATATTGTGAATTTATTAGAGAACCAGCAGACCATCAGCAAAAAAGGGTACAGGCAGATTATTCTGACGGTGCTTTACAACGGGTACAGTGGAATGAGTTACACGAATTTTCTGATAAAACCTTAACTTCAGGTGATAGACAAATTGAACACGAAATCAAAACAAATAATTACATTCAAGAAATTTATGTATTTGCAGATGTCAGAACAGTAGGTTCATTAGTTATTGGGCAACCAGTAGAATTAACTAGTGTTAAACTAGAAGCAAATGGTCAAACTATTGCAGATTTTGGTAATAGTGAAGATGCGAAATTACTCCAATTTATTGGTAATTTACAAGCTGATAAATGGGAATATGCTAGTGGTAACGGATGGGATACACAAGCATACTTACAAAGGAGATACAAATACAGTTTTGGTTTATCAAATGATACAAGAAAAGTATTTGGTGGTAGTGCATCCAGAGAACTAAGTAATTTCAAAGTTACTGTTAATGTAGCTGGTTCAACTACAACCGCCCATAGATTGCATATTGGAATTAAATATGCTCAACTAGAAAGTATTGAAAGTGCTTCTGGTAAGGTAACAACATCTATTAGTTCATAATTATATTAAACCACCTCCCATAATTAATTTGAATTTAATAGTTTTTATTTTTATATAAATATTTAAAAATAAAAAGTATTTAAAAATAAAATATATTAATAATATATATAGATGTCAAAAGTTGTAGAAGCTGTTTGTATTGATGATGTACATATTACTTACAAATGTCCTAACATAGAATGTAAGGATGGTTTTCATAGACACGGTAGTTGTGGAGATTATGAAAAGAACAGGATTGAAAATAGAGGGTCACACTGCCAGTTTGATAAATGTAATGTAGATATTGTGATTTGCCCAGAAACATTAAGGGGAAACTTTAGAAGACTAAGTAGAAATGGTTATAAGGTTGTTAATAAAAATAGATATAAATTATCTACTGATTTACAATTTTTTTTAGATATGTAGAATTATTTTCTGTGTATATAATGTAGTTTGAAAGATAGATTAAATTCTAATAACTACCCCTGATTTTCCCGTTTTGCCATTATTATTATATTATGTTATAAAATAATCTAATATAATTATATATGAGTGTTAATAAACCTGCTGATAAAAAACTATACGATAGTGTTAAGGCTCAGGTTATGAGGGCAATACCAAAACATAGTGCATACCGTAGTGGTAGAATTGTTATGTTGTATAAACAAAAGTTTAAGGCGAAGTATGGTAATAAAAGAAGTCCATACACAGGAAAAAAACCTCTGAACAAAGGACTAGATAGATGGTTCAAAGAAGACTGGAGGTCACAAAAAGGAAAAAAAGGTTATGATACAAAAGGTGATATATTCAGACCTACAAAAAGAATAACAAAAGACACACCAACAACGATGTCAGAATTATCAAGAGGACAGATAAAACGAGCTATGAAAGAAAAAAAATCTACAGGAAGAGTTAAAAAATACAAAAAATAAAATTAAATGAATTTTTCAGATATTTAAAAAAATATTTCAAAAATTATATTTTCATCTAGCCCAGATATTTGTGCCAGACAAAAACCCAATCCTTTAAGTAGTTTTTTAGATAACTGATATAAAGAAATTTAGAGTTGGAAATCCAGAATTATTATGAGGAAAAAAAAGTTCAGTGTTACTTATGGTG